GTTAAAATAAGTTATAATTCTATTCGTCCTCAAGGAGAAAGGTTATGTACTTTTGGCGGTACTGCAAGTGGACACTTACCTTTAAAAGAAATGTTTGAAGGTATTAATAAAGTTATTAAAGGTACTCTTTATGAAGGATATCCTAAAATGGATGAAACAATATATAAAGATTATGAAGATGAAGAAGTATTTGTACAACCTAGACCAATTCATATTCTTGATATTTGTAATTTGATTGGAGCAAATGTTGTAGTTGGTGGAGTAAGACGTACTGCTGAGATTTTTTTATGTGATGATGATGATGAGGAAGTAATAAATGCAAAGTGTGGTATAAACAGTCCTGATTACAAAATGCATCACCGCCGCATGTCTAATAATAGTATTTGTTTTAAAACAAAACCTACTAAAGAAAGATTAACTGAAATATTTGAACTTATTAAAACAGAAGGGGAACCAGGATTTATTAATTTTGAAGCGGCAAGTAAACGCAGACCCAATATGGAAGGGGTAAATCCTTGTGGAGAAGTCCTACTTGATTCGAATGGTGTATGCAATCTTACTACTGTTAATGTACGACAGTTTGTTACTCCTGCTAATACTCTTGATTTTTCAGGCTTAATGCAAGCTCAAGCACTCTCTGTACGTGCAGGATTACGTATGGCATGTATTGATTTAGAATTACCAGAATTCAACTTCACTCAAAAAAGAGATAGACTCATTGCTTGTTCCCTCACTGGTTGGAAAGATGCTATGGAAGCATTAGAATACGATTCTGATAAAGAAAAGCACTTACTTGAAACACTAAGAACAGTTGCTTTTGAAGAAAGTTTACGTTATTCTAATTTCTTAAGAATTCCTATTCCTTTATTAACTACAACAATTAAACCAGAAGGAACTCTATCTCAAGTAGCTGGTGGTGTTAGTCCTGGATTACATGAAAACTTCGCCCCATTCTACATTAGACGAATCAGAATTAACGCTTCTGACCCACTTGTCAAAGTAGCTAAAGAATTAGAATGGACAATTAATCCAGAAGTAGGAACACCAGGTAATTGTATTGAAAACGCTAGAACACTTGTCATTGATTTCCCTGTAAAAAGTGAAACTAAAAAACAACGTGGTTCTTCAAATGTTAAAGAACAACTTGAAAATTACTTCTCCTTCCAAACTCATTATACAGACCATAACTCTTCAAATACTATTTACGTTAAAGATGATGAGTGGGATGAAGTACTTAATATAATTTATGAACGTTGGGATGAATTTATTGGAGTAACATTCTTGCCACTTGACGGTGGGACATATCAACTTGCTCCTTATGAAGAAATTACTGAAGAAAAATATTATGAGTTAAAAAATAACATGAAACCTTTTGATTCAAGTTTACTTTCTAAGTATGAAAGTAAAGAAACCGAATTAGAACCAATGGATTCATGTGAAACAGGGGTATGTCCTCTCAGATAAGTTTAAAGCCACCATTTAGGCGTGTGAAGCGTATTAAGATACAAACACCTTACCCACACCTTCCACACGCCTGTATGACCCCTTTAAAAAGGAGGTATTTTCAAATCATAAAAAAATATACCCTATATTTAATGCGTTGGCAAGCAAGTAGTATAATCCTTGCCCCATGTATAGCATATTTACCATATAATTCAATTAATAAAGCAATTATCGCTAATTTAATTGGCGGTTTAATTTTCTTTTGGATTGACCAATTAATATTCAAGGAGAAGTAATGAAAGAAGCTCTCAATAGAGAATTTCAAAAATACTTTGAGAATTTTCTTATTTGTAAAAAGGAGCCAATAATGAATGTGATATTAAATCCTGATGCACGTAAAGTAGATGCAATCAGAAACTTTCTGAAAACCAATGGTGGATACTGTCCTTGCCAAATCAATAGAAGTGAAGACACCATCTGTCCATGTAAAAAATTTAGAGAAAATAAAGAATGCTGTTGTGAATTATATGTGGAGGTTAAAGATGAAAATTAGAGAATTTGAATTTGTTAAAAAGGAGATTAATATAACATATGATATCACCTGTAGAAAATATTGATTTTGAAGAATTCCTTAAAGTCTATTCAAAATCAGAAAATTTAAAAAAAGAAAACTATACTCAATTCTTAAATCCTGATAAAAAACTTATTAAAAAGATTAGAGCACGTTTAAAAATTACAGATGGATACTGCCCTTGTAAACCTGATAGAATTGAAGATAATATTTGTCCATGTAAGGAGTTTAGAGAAAGTAAAAAATGTTGCTGTAATTTATATGATACATTAATAACTACAGCATTTAACCCAAATGCACCATTTTGATTCAAATATAAAGATAGGAGTTAAATAATGAAAATTAGAGGATTTGAATTTGTTAAAGATGAGTTCAGAAAAAATAAAAAAGATACACCTACAGTAGAGTTTGATAAAAAAATAAATCTACCTAATGGTAAATTCTTTTATGTTACTGACAATCTTAAACTACCAGAACAAAGTACCATAGGAAGTGCTGGTTATGATTTCTATCTTCCTACAGATTTAACTTTAATCCCTGGAGCTAAAACAATCATTTATTCTGATGTGAAAGCATACATGTTAGAGGATGAATATTTAGTAATTCATCTACGTTCTTCTGTAGGAATTAAACATGGATTAATGTTATCAAATATTACTGGTATCATTGATTCCTCTTATTACAGTAATCCAGATAACGATGGAAATATTGGTATAGCACTATTTAATCCTACTGGTAAAACTGTTACAATGCGTAAAGATGAACGTATTTGTCAAGGTATCTTTATGAAATACCTACTTGCTGATTACACATCAGATAAAAAACGCACTGGTGGAATGGGAAGTACAGGTAAATAATATGGATAAAAAAATATGTAAATATTACGTACTACAACCATATGATAATGGGGATAATCATTATTACGGTTGTTGTAAAAATGGATTATTAAGAGGATTAAGTTTTTTTCCAAATTGCTTAATGCAATGTATAGAATAAGTAAATAGGGAGGGTACTTTTGACAGAAGATTTGAAGGAAGATTTGAGCCGTTGCAACCCTAGATTTCCTTCAAAAAAACTGAAACTAACACTACCCTTACCTCCAAGTGTTAACTCAATGTATATTAATAATAGAAATGGTGGTAAGCGTTTATCTAAGGCTTCACAAAACTATATACGAATTGCAAAAGCACTAATCAATCAAGCAATAGATGACCAACGATGGGTTAAACAAGAAGATAACACTTGGTTCTATATAGACATAGTGTTCTACATGCCAGATAGAAGGATTAGAGACTCACACAATATGATTAAACTTCTTCTTGATGTGATGCAACCAATTATCTATACAAACGATTATTATGTAATGCCTAGAATACAAAGTGTAGAATATGATAAAGAATACCCACGCTTAGAATTATGCATAACACCACAATCTAAAAAAGATAGAATTAAAGCTTTACAAATGACAAATTAAAAGGAGTCAACATGTCAAATATAATAAAGTTTATACCAAAAAAAATACACAATCTAATAAAGTGGTTAAAAACAAATTCTGAAAATATTGACCAATTTATTGTGACTATATCTCTTAAAAATGGTTCTACCTTCACTATTTATGATTGCTACACATATGTTGAAGCAATGGGTTTATTAGAATTGTCTAAAGATAGTATTAATATGTTAGCACATGATAATGAATTCATATGTAAAAAGTAAAAAAAAGACCCCCTCTTGTTTTGAGGGGGTCTTCTTATTTATTATTCCTTATTTAATTCATCTTTATGATTCTTAAAGATACCATAAAGTATAGTACCAAGTAAGAAAGTATTAAAAATAATATCAGTAATTTGAGTTTGTATATCTTCATTAATCTCAACACCAAGTACCAATTTAATAGCTATGCAAATCACAGAAATAATTGGTATGATAACTGTTTTATTAAAAGTACCCACTCATTAATCCCTCCTTTCTAACTCTGTAATTCTGTTTTCAATATGTTCCATACGCAAATCAATCTTTTGTAGCGTATCAGAAACCTTCTGCAAACACTCTCCTAACTTATTCATCATTTCATTAATGTTATTAACCATAAAGTTTAACAAATATATAAAAGCCCCACCTACTAATGTAGTTTCAATCAACTTCCCTACAATATCTTCCATCATTACCACCCTTTCAATTCATTGTAACCAGTATCATCCCCAGGAATAACATAACCCTCTTTGCTCCAAATTCCTTTCTTCTGATTGTACGCTTCTCCCTCTGTTTGATAATATTTAGATTTATTTTTATAGTAAGGTTCAAATAAATAACGAACTTGAGCTAAACCTTCTTTTAATAGTTTTTCATTATAATCCTCACCATCTACACTAACATAAGCAAGCATTCGTTTACTATCAGTAGCATCTTCTTTCGGCCCATCAAAAATTAATTTAACATCCTTACCAAATAAAGCTTTTTTACTATAAGTGCTTGCTTCTTTACCATAAGGCATTGGTTTTTCTTCATAATCCCTAAGTTTATCCTTACCTACACTCTCAGGTGTATCAACAAGGAGTAATCTAACTTTCTTCTTCTCACCATTTATATCCACTTCAAAAGTATCACCATCAATAACCTTTGTAACTTTACCGATAGTTGGTTTATCACCAAAATCAAGTTTATCCGCTAAGAACCAAGAAAATCGCTTCATTACTCCAGATTCTTTATACTGCATATCCTCTAATGATTTAGCCATCTTATTATAAACAATTGCTTCATCAAGTGTAGGGGGAATATATGCTTTTCTTTCTTCCTCTGAAAGCCCCTCATAAGTCTTCTTACTAATTGGTCTCATTGCACCTTCATACTTAAATGCATCAGGTCTATCAGCAAGAACATCATCAACTGCCCTTGACACTTGACCTTTAAACCCTGATACAAGAGAACCACCCATATCAGTAAAGAACTTTTTAAACTTATTATCCATTTCTTCTGATGTGAGATAATTATTTGCTATTTTATTTTTCATCTTCATAGACTTATAAGTTTCATAATCATACGATAACAACTTAACACCAGACATATTATTAAGCATCTGAAGACCAAAATCTAAATCTTCTTTTTGCACCATATCTTTACCTACATTATACTCTGCAAAATTAGATAAAAGATAATTTGCAAGTGTACCACCAGTTGAAGCTAAACCTTCATCCTCTTTAAAGATAGGTTGTTCAAACTTTGTATTGCGATTTAAAGGAAGTTCAATAGCCGCTTTAATTGGTAAAGCAGTCTGTGAAACTAAATCCTCAATACTTTTAATAGGACTAGTTACTCTTGGTATACGTGACAAATCCATATAAGGAAGGTTAGGATTAAGCATAACTCGTTCTGTAATCCCTCTAGGATTCTTAACAGTAAAGGGAAGTTGTATCCAATCCTGAGCAAACCTATCAACATATTGACTATCCATTTTGGTCTTTTCATCATTACTATTTTCAATTGCGTGAGTAACCTTAGCTACCATAGCATATTTAAAAGGTTTTTCAAGTAATGATTCAACTTGTAAAGCACCATTCTTCTTTAACCAAGTATAATAAGGAAAAATCCGTTTCATTACATTTTGTTCAAAATCAGTTAAATTACTATAATCAAATAAATACTTTTCAACACTTTCTGCTGCTTGCCAAGGTTTATCTCCTGCTTTTAACCTACTCATAAAGTGAATTAACTTATCACTATTTTCAACAGTACCACCAACTTCAGTACCAACTTTATAAGCAAAGAAGTTTTTAGTATCAGTAGGGTCATACTTTGCTTTAACCCATCTTCTCAACTTACCTTGTACCTTAGTATGAGCACCAAAATCTTTAGCAAAATAACCAGTATCAATTACTCCATGAGCAAGTGCTAAATTATAAATCTCTCCCCAAGTAGAATTTAAACCTTCAATAACTTTATCACTTTGGCCCTTACTTCTAACTACTTTTAACGCATCAATTTGGTTTTTTACATTTAAAGCATCTTGTCCAATACCTAACCAATTATTAAACATATTTGAAAACTTATTACGCATATGAAAAGATGGCATTACAACAGTTTGATTTAATTTAACAAAATGTAAAAACTTATCATAAATTTGAACTAAACGATTATGGTCTTTGAGCATTTGTAATTTACGTGTCTGATTTGCTTTATTAATTAAGGATTGATGAACCTCTCTAATTTGTGGAGGTTCTAATTTATCAATTTTTTCAATAGCACCTATTAAACTATCAAGACGTTTAACTTCAAAATCATAAGCATTACCTTTCAATCTATTAATTGTTTCTCTAACTTCAGCCATACTTAAATCATGAAGTTCTAATAAACGTTTAGAAGAATTAGGTACAGTATTACCTTTACCATCTAATTCATCAACATATTTAAGTGCATATTCATCATATAATACATCATATAAATAATTAACTTGTTTTTTAGTTAATTTTTGTCTATTTTGAAGGTTTTCAAAATATTTAATCTTAGCTTCTAATCTACCTCTTTCAAACTTAAAAATATTATTTCTAATTTTATGTTGAAAAATATTAATAGCACTATCATAATAATTAAATATTCCATTAATATTATCTTTACTTAACTCAAACATTGGAGTAGACATACTATCAATAGAATTAACGCCAAGTGTAGACTTTTCTAAATATTCATTAAAATTACGCTCAAATAAATTTTTCATACTTACTTCATCAAATTGAATAGCAACCATAGCATCTATGTGTTCAGAAATAGCTTGATTAAATTGTCTATTATATTCTATAAAATATTCTTTACCAGAAGTAATACCCATAGCATTTAAGTTTTGTTCAATAGTTCTATTTAAATCAACAGAATTATCGCGTAAAAATACCCTAACAACATGACTAATCTCATTACTCATATCTAAAGAAATATTTAATTTAGCCATATCAACAGCACTATCTTTAATTTTAGGTAAACTAATAACTGAACCAAAACCATCTTTAATAACTGTATCACGCTTTACTTCTGTACCAAATATATTCATCATTTCTTGTGTATAATGAGTATCATAAAGTACTTCTAAATTCTGTAAAGCACGTGTTTGATAAATATCAAATATGCTATCAGAAAATAAATTCTTACCACCTAATTTTTTAGACATTTCTTTATTGATTTGATTAATAGTGTATCCATCAAATTCTTTAACTCGAGAATGAGCAAATTGATTTCTAATCTTACCATAACCATAACCTTGAGTTAAAGCAGCTTGAACATCATCATCAAATTCTTTAATACCTAAGAACTCAGCACCATCTTCAGTAAGAAGTCTAGTTACATACCCATTAATCCACTTATCAACTTGCTCTTGTTTTAACACTCCCGCTTCAACTTCAGATGCACCAATCTCTGTAAACTTATCTCTAAGGTCTTTAGCAATTGCTTTAATTTTATCATCAACAGTCATATCAGCGTCAAGCATAATCTTAGTCACATCAACAAAATTGATTGCACCTTCTATCTCTTCTGCACTAAGATTTGCTCGAACATAAGTTTCAAATACATCATCATTATTTAAAATTTTCTCTAAACGTTCAATTTGCCTACCAACATCATAAATATCAACATTACTATCATCAATCTTATTAATTAACTCACGCTTAGCAAGCCTTAAATCTTCTACATGTTTAAATACACCTTCTAAACGTTCAGTAGCTTCTTTTTGTAATTCTTCAATTTTTAACTTTCTAATATTATCAACTTCATTAATATTAGATAATTTAGATTTATAATCTTTTATTTGTAAATGTAAATCATCAATTTTATTAATCAAATCATGTAGCCTTACAGTTTGTTGTGTAAATTGTGGCTCAACACTACTGGATTTTATATTATGAAACTCATCCCAACCTTTAAATATTTCAACCATTTCATCAGAAGTAGCAGTAACCTCATCTACTTCTCTCCAACTAATACGTGGTAATGCTTTAGGTTTTTTATTTACCCTACTTACATTCCACCTAGCAAGTTTCCTAATAGCTTTTCTTTGAGGAACACTAATATCAGACCAATTTCTACCTAACTCTTCTAAAAAAATTTCCATATCTTTAATAATAGATTCAGCCCATATTTGAGTTTTACTATTTTTATATTTACTTTGTTTTAAAATATTCTCAAGTTCACCACTACGTTCATGTGGAAGAAAACCCCTAACAGGAGTTTCATTATAAACTTTATCTTTTAATAAATCTCTTTTTCTTGCTTCTAAAGTTTCAATACGAGTTGTTAAATCACTAATTCTTTTCTTCTTACTATCTGCCTTAACAACTCTATTTACTTGTTTAGTACCCTTTGCCAAAGCTTCTCTTTTCTTTTTAAGAGAATTATTTAGTGCTTGAGCAATTTTAGTATCAACTATACCTTCTAATTGTTTTTCAATTTCTTTGATTTGACCTTCAAGTTCTTTAATATCTTTTTTAGTAAGTGGTCTTTCAACTAAATTTCTAGTAGTTTTTTGAACACCATCTATTTTTAAACTTTCAATTTCTTTTTTCATATCAGCTATTTTTATATCAATCTCATTAACTCTACCTCTAAGTATTGAGCCAGATTGTTCAAAAGCATCTTGTCTTCTTTTTAAATCTTCAATCTGAGCTAACTCTTCAGCATGTAAACCAGGAGTAGTAGCATGATATTTTTCTTGATTAATATATTCTAATACTTCATCATAAGATTTCATCTTTCCAAACATAGCAAGATAAGACCTACGTTCATAATCAGCCGCAGTTATCTCAGCTAAAACACGTGCATCTTCTTCACTTAATCTACTATAAAAATCATCACTACTTCTAGCAGAAGTTTTACCAGCAATTATTTCATCTAAACTTAAAATATCTTTATTAGTACCAACACCATATTTATCATATATTTCTTTTAAACGTTTAGTATAAAAATCATCCCAAGTTTTAAATTCACTGTTTTTACCACCATAACCAATTTTACTAGCAATAAAAGAATACATTTCCTGACGATTAACAAAAGATAAATCATTCGATAAATAATCACGAATCTGTTCAGGAGTCATACCTTTATCAATCATAGCAATAAGTTCATCATATTTACTAGCAAATAAATTACGATGAATCATACCTTTAATTCCATAAACATATTCACTTATCGCATCAGAAAGATTAACCTTCGCTTCAAATTCACCTTTATTAGTAGAGACACTCTTACCAAGTCTTCTTTTAATTTTCTCAACTTCTTGAGCAATTTCTTCAGGTGTTCTTTTTACGTATCCAACACCTCTAACATATTTATTAACACTTATATTATATGAGATATTTCCATCTTCATTTACAACATTTTGTAACTTAGTTTTACCTTTAGATTCAATAGCAACACGATAATCATTATGAAACTTCTTAATATTATCAATCATACCTTTATTAATTTCATCTTTTTCAACTTCATAAATTTTAACTAATTTCTGTAAATTTTCTAAACCAATAGGTTCATCAAAATTTAAATTACGAAGTCTATTATGATATTCTTCTCTTAACGCATCAATAGTTTCATTACTTTTAACTAAATCATTATCAACACCATATTTAGAGTTATTTAAAAACTCCTGCATTTCAGTTAAATCATCTATTTCTTTTTTAAAATTATCTCTTTGCCTTACTAATTCATTACGCATAATTTTTGCTTCTTTAGTATCGAGTAATTTAATAGTTCCCTTTAATTCACTCCACATAGTTTTATCTTCTAATATATCAATTAATTTTTTAGATTCAGCAGGAGTAATACCTTTTAAATTTTTCTCTGCCCAATCTCTAATAATCTTTTCCTTTGCTAATTTATCACCAGTTAAACCTTGAGTAATATCTACCATCTTAACAAAATCATAAACAATACCAGGGTCTTCTTTAGATGCTAGATAAAGTGGAGTCACCGTAGAAAACTTCTTGGCAAACTGAGTACCATAAATAGCATTTCTTAATTTTGCATAATAAGGAGCAACAGTAGCTTCGCCAAAATCTTGAGTACCTTTAGGAGTAGTAAATTCTAAACGCTTTGCATTAGGAAAATACTTCTCACCAATAAAAGGTAAATTCTTTAAAGATAAGTTTAATCCATATTCAGGTGTTTCTCTAAGTCCAATAGTTTTGTTAAACTTGCTAACAAACTTCTCCGCATCAGAAAGAATTTCATCATCAGTTAAAGTAACTCCTCGATTTACCATTCTAGCTTTAATAATCTCTTTTGCTCTATCTATATCAAGTCCATTATCAAATGCATCAAAAGTACGATAAACATCATCAGCCTTACTCTTAGCAATATCTTTTGCAACAGATAAACCACGCCCAGAGAACTCATTGAACACTTTTTGATACACTTCATCAGCAAGTTTATCAGCATCTATATTATCTAAATCATCTAAATGATGCAACCCATACTCTTCTACTACTGATTTGACAAAAGGTTTAGTATGAGTCATAGCAACGCCAGCACGCCCTGTGCCACGCACTAAAGCACTCGTCCCACCAGAAAGATAAGTAAGAGGGTCAAGTAACACATCAAGTCCAAAACCAAGTACACCTTGAGCAACCTTACCACCCATAGAAGTAGGTTGCCAACCAACACCTTGCATTACCTTAGAATAAGTATACCGACCCTTCTCATCCCCTGTAAAACCTGATTTAAACCCTCTCCACGCACCTTCAAAAGGATTAACAGAATCCTTATCAGCACCATCAGTAAGACCCTTAACAAATCCAGCAGTTGTATATAAAGGAATAGATAGAAAATCAAATACTTTAGATAAAGTACTTCTATCATTCTCTACTTCATATTTATAACTTGTAATTTTTTTAGACAACGTTTCAATAAGTTTTCTTCTTTCTTTACTTTGTATCCAAGTATTAGGAACAAGTTTATTACTGAAATATTGCCTATCAAAATCACCTACGGGGTCAAATTTAAAATTCAACCTATACACCACCTAATAATTCAACAATTTTGCCTTAGCTTCCATTGCCGCTTTTTGTTTATCACGACCAGATTTTTTCTCATCATAATCAGTCCACCAATTACCAAGTGCACCCCAATTATAAGATACATCAACAGGTTCAGGAATAACTCCACCATAATTCTCAGGAAGATATGGATTATTCATTACAGCTTCAGCTTGTTTAGTAGCAACTGTAGTATCATATATATCTCTTATTTTTAAATCACGTTCCATTTTAGCTTGACCAATTGCAACTTCATACTCAGGAGTACCAGGAGTAATTGAAGCTTTAGCACGTTGCATTTTTAAAGCATAATCATCTTGAGCCGATTTTGCACTAGCTCTAGCTTGAGCCGCAATTTGACCCATTCTATATGAATTTTCCATACCCATTTTCTTTAACTCATTTTGAAATTGAACATCTAAAGTATCTAAATCCAACTCATGAGATTTAAGCATTTCTTTAATTTTATAATTAAATTGAGTTTCCATTTGTTTATTAGCATATTTATCACTTTCAGACATTTCCCAATTCTTCAAAGCTAAGTTTTGCATTGCTTCAGCTTTAATCATATCAGCTTGACCACGTGCTTGTATTAACCCTGCATCATATTGACTATTAAGATTAACAATATCTAAATTTTTCTTTTGCATAACAGAATTAATTCTATCTTTAATATTATTAATACGTAAATCTCTTTCAGACATAGAAGAATTAATAAGTTTATTTTTCCTTGCATTATCACCCTGTATTAAACCAATCATCTGTTGAGAGTTTTGTATTCCTCTATTTTGTGCTGTAAGTCTAGTATATTCTTGGTCTTGAAGTGCTAATTGTTCAATCTCAGCTTTAGCATTTTCAAATTGAGTCTCTGCTTCTCTAACAGAAATACGTCCATCATTAACTGCATCAGCATAAACTTTTTCTAATTCTGCTATTCCTGATGCTTTTGCTGATTCAAGCATTCCTTTTTGATTTGTAAAATACCCTTCAGCACTCTTATCAGCAAGTGAAGAAACATAATTAGAAGACTTCATATATTCATTACGTGAAGCATTAAGTTTATTTAAATAAGCTTCTTGATTAACTGTATCCATACCAGAAGCTAAACGATTAGCAATAACAGCTTGAGCACGTTGTATTTCACTCTCAACAACATCAGGATTATTTAAATCAACTTGAGTACCACCTTGACCATTATTACCATATTGACCATAACCCTTATAAATATCTTCTACCAACTATATCACCACATTTCTATTTAAGTTTACCAGTAGAAATAAGCATAGCAAGTTCCGCTCTACTTATTGCTTTATCAGGTCTAAAAGTATTATCACTATACCCAACCATTATACCTTTTTCAACTACATCAATAATATATTGCTCTGCCCAGTGCCCATTCACATCAGAAAAAATTGCTTTACCAAAATCTTTAACTTCACTCATAAATTTATCCTTATTTATTGTTTCACCAGGACAATCAGTACTTGCATTCTCTCGATGAAATCTAATATATTTACCTTTATTATAAAAATACTTAGCAAGTGCTAAAATTGAATTTTTTTGCTTACCTTCAAACGCATCACAAGCAACATTAAAATTACCTAACATTTCTACTGCAAGTGGTACTTTATTAACTGTACCATTATATCCTTTTATTGATGCAGGAATTTGTTCAAAAGGTCTACCAGTAACAAATAACCCATCAGGAAATAAAGTTAAATGTTGACCAATATCTTTCCAATTTCTTTCTCTGATATGAAATTTACGCATATTCTCTTGTAAAATAAAATAATTATCACCATTGAAATCTTTATGACTTGGTGCTGAAGTGTGATGTACATGTAATTCTGAATGATTATACTCATCAAGAATATTTAACAACTCATCTATACTAAGTTTCTTATCCAAATTAATACCCCTTCCAAATATTAGATTTTGAAGCAAGACGATTTAATGCAGAAAGTTTAGGGTCAATTTTAGAATTAAGAATAGATTGTTCACCTAATTGATTAGATAAACCAGGTTGATTAATAACTCTCTCTACCATAGAGGAAGGATTTAAATTAAGACCATTATAATTTATACGTTGCCTATTACTATCAACAATATCTCTCATACTATTTATTATATTACCAAATGCACTATCAAAATCAAAGTTATTTACTTGTTGAGTTGGTTGTTGTTGAATCGGTACTTGTGGTATGATTCGTGGAATAACTTGTTGTTGAGGTAAGACTTGTTGTTGAGGTACAGTAGGTTTAGAATTACCAATTGAAATATATTGACTACCATCTATACCACCACTATAACCTGCACTTGCCCTAGCGGATTCTGCAGCACTATGAGCCGCTTCCATCCCTGCTTTATCACCTTTAGCTTGTGCTGATGCATAATCAGCTTTTGCTTTTTTTATAACAGCACTATCTTCAATATTAGCCACACCCTCACCACCTTAATAACTAATCAAATGAGCTTCAAAAAATATATTTGTATAATCTTTTGTAGAACCAGTTTGTTGAGATACACCAAATTCAATATAATCATTAATAGATAAATCATCAAAATAACTATAGTTATAAGTAGTTGTATGAATACCATTAAATAACCGTTCATTTGATGCAAGTAAAACACTTCCATTTTTATAAGCTACATGTAAAAAACTTTGCTCTCCAATAGTACCACCAGGATATTGAAAACCATAACTAATCATATATTTACCAGCAGTTTTAATAGTAATTCTTGTTGGATTAATTACACTTTCATGCATCGTATTAGTATCATATTCTTCTGATGCAAATGATATTAATACAGGTGAAGCACTATTAGAAATTGATTGTGAATTACTTATCAACATAACACAAGGTACAATAGCTGGCAACATACCAGTACTTGTACGTTTAGCAAGAGTATTAGCAGTTGCAGTAGTTGCAACAGTAGAAGCTAGTTTTGCATCTGTCACATTTGCATCAAGTATTTTATCTGTTGTGATGCTTCCATCAGCAATCTTAACAGTTGTTACATTTCCATTAGCAATTTTAGCAGTAGTTACATTTGCATCAAGTATTTTAGCAGTTATTACTGAATCAGAAGCTAATTTATCAGCAGTTATATTTGCATTAGCTACTTTAGCAGTTGTTACAGCATTATTTGCAAGTTTATCTGCTGTTACATTTGCATCAAGTATCTTAGCAGTTGTTACATTTGCATCAGCAATTTTAACAGTAGTTACAGCATCACTTGCAAGTTTAGCATCAGTTATACCTGCATCCTTTACTCTTAAAGTATTAGTATCAATTTCAATTGTACTATCATCCACATTAACACTTAAAGTATTATCCACAATACTTTGACTAAGTCCATCACCAGGAGCATTTAAAATTGCAATAATTTCATTTACTTTAGTTTCCACATCACTATTATTAACATCAAATTTTTCACTATCTATAACATCACCAACAGAAAAATTATCATAAGTAATTGACAAATCAACTATTGCCACTAACGTTTCCCCCTCACTTCATATTCCCCATTAATTTGATATATTTTCATTGGTTGATTCATTTCATCATCAGTTATTTCACTCCACACAAAATTATCATATAAATAATATTTACCATCAGCAGTTACTTTTGCAACAGTTTCACCATTCACTTTTTCAGTAGTACTACCTAAATCAGCTATAGTAGCAACTTCCCCATAGTACTTATATCCATTTGATATATTAAATCGTATATTTCTACCACGCATACCAACAATAAATGGCAATGATGCATTTATATTTCTAACAACAAACCTATCACCAAATACTGCCCTACCAAATGTTGATGTCTTATTTGGTACACTTGTACTACTAAATACATTATTATAATCAATTTCAAACACTATATTTACATCAGATAAATAACTATTATAACAATGTGCTACTATAAAAAATTCTTTAAATAACTTATAAGTATTTGCATCATCCATATCAAAATATTTACTTATCCATTTAGATAAAAAAGGAGCACCATTATCTAAATAATTTGTACTAAATTTAACTATTCTTCCATCATTATTACCAATAAGTAATGTACCATCTAAATTATAGAATGAACGTGCATTAATACTATCAAATAATGTAAATGCTTGATTCCTATAATTATAAATAATTATTTTATCTTTTATAGCTAAATACCATTCATCTTTATAAAAAATAGATTCAGCATCAACAAAATCACTTATAGTTAAATTTATTGGTTCTTTATATAAATCAATTTTTCTACTAACTAAAACAGTTGAAACAATTTTTTCATTACTTTTAGATGAAGATAGGAAATAAATATTACCATCACTACCTAAAAAGAATAAATAATTATTAACTAAACACATTGCACCATTGCTTACTACTCCAGTATGAGAGTTTATTCTTTTTAAATTAAACACTTCTAAACCATGAGTAGGATTATTAGTAAGACCACGTAAAACATATAAATCATTATCTCTACTTAATATTATAGCGCCATCATACTCAATAATACCAGTAATTTTATCACTAGTAGGTGGAATTTGTACTGGCATCGTAACAGGAAAATAATAAGGACTTACTGTTGATGTGAGAAAAATATTATCATCATCTTTATCACAACCAGTAACAACAAGTCTACCATTATAAGAACAAATATATTTAGGATTAAGTGGCAACACATTAGCACCAAAGTAAGTATCTGCAATTTCAGCTGCACAAGGTTGATACTGTATTTTACTTGTAGTATAATTATAAATTGTTTTACCAACAGTAGCAGGAGCAGGATTAGGGGTATAGCCAGCAGTAGGATTTTCTACTTCCATCAACACATAATTAGGATTAGGAGTTCCCACCACATCAATAACAGAACCATCATCTATTTGTGGAAATTTCCCATAAACATATATTTTTGCACCATCAGTAAAAAAATATTTACCATCATGATTTACACCACAAGGTTTACTAGATATCGTATAAGCTGTAGAGCCAAAATAAATTTTCTTTTCTACTGCTCTAATATAAATATTATCTTCATTGTAAGGTTTAAATTCATCTTGCCATACTACATCAGCATAAGTTACAGCGGCTTCACCTTCACCAACTACTTCAGTAATATCAACTGCATCATAATATTCAGTACCTTTTCTTTTTTCCATAAGAGTTTCATCAGTGAAAATCATATTCATTAAATTAGAACTTTCATTAACCTCTAATTGGTCTGAACGATTATTCAACCCACCAGAAAAACTTTTTAAAGTAAAATTAAATACCTTATTGGGAAGTGGAATTTGTCTTTGTATATAAGTCATTACTCCACTCCTTCCACTCCATCATCTAAATCAACTTCTTCAATTGCATCAACAAAATAAGTATCCTCAACAAACTCTTCAACAACTATAATATCAACATTAGTGATAACAACTTCACCACTCTCAACAAGTGCCTTTAACTCTGCTAATTTAGTTTCAAATTCATTCATTAAATTAGATGCTTGATAGTGTCTTTCATCTTGATAAAAACAACGTGAAGAAGCATATATAGCAAGGAGAACATGAAATTGAGCAGGAAGAAGTATTGGTTCTATCAAATCAGATGCAGTATCATCTATTATAGGAAGATATATCATACCAACTAACTCTTGAATACTTTGTTTAACCCTATCAATACCTTCATTAAGAAAATCATATATATCAGCTTTACGAAAAATAGAATCATCTAAATCTCTTGTAATAATACGTACTCTATTAACAAGTTGTAATCTATTCATACTTCACCACCTTATAAAATAAGTTATTTTATTTTAGTTTATTTTAATTACTCCACTGGTTCTTCGGGAGGTACTTCTCCTGGCACTTCTTCATCTTGTATCGCTTCCTCAGCTAACCTTGCTTCCTCAGCTAATCTATCAGCTTCAATCTGCGCATCCCTAACTACTATATCCGCATCAATACGCACAATAGCATCTGCTAATTCCCCTTCAGTACAACCACTGAGAAGTCCACTTGCTTCAACTACTACATACTTTCCAGCTTCAATAAACGTCTTAGTTCCATCTGCTTCATTTACAACTAAATCTTTCTCAAGTTTATAATAAACAGCCACGTTTAAACTCCCCTTTCATATTGCATTTGTAAGTTCGGCACAACTCCTACAGGACTTCCATCTACACGCTCAACATATAATGTACCATTACGCTCTGCGGTTAACGCACTACCTAATGTAATTGGTTCATATTTAGTAATTACAGGATTATCTAGTTGATAAATAAAACTAATAGGATAAGTGTTAAGATATGTTGCAAATTTAGCTGAAACAGTTGCCCCTGCCATTGCGTCAATTTTAGCTTTTTCTAAAACCATATAAAGTACATTGTTAGAATATATACTAAAGTGCCTAGAATCAGTAGTAGCACTAGCTGTAGTTCCAATATAGCCATCAGCACAGTAACTATAAACAACAGAAGCATCAATAGATGGATGGTAAACATTTTTACCATTACCCCAATTAGTTTGCATTCTATACGTATTTGTATTTGTTACCAAAGAACCCCACAATAAACTTCCATCCAACGTTACCCAATCACTTATTCGCTTAGTAAAAGTTCCACTACTCGCATCAAAACTATCCGACACAGTACCTATACTACGCAACTCAGCAGGGATTAAGCAAGTTGTTTCTCTGTAAGGTTCGTAGGTGGTTGCTGTAGAGGATTGTTCTAGTTGGGCAAGCGTGAGAGGATAAGTTACCCCGTCAACCACAGATATTCGAACATAATAACAATTGGAAGGAGTAACAAAACTACCTCCAGAGTCTATTCTTTGAATATGCACTTTATTTTGGTCATATTGATTAACTAGCCTATCAGTGCAGATATATCGTGTATTAGGTAAAACTCTAAAATAATTATTACTCCTTGCGGCATTACCACTAGAAGCAATCGAACCTGACGAACCATAATAACTCCCAGTTATAACATCTGATGTAGATATATTACATAAATTCTTCCCAACACTACGCAACCTTGTAATGCTACGACTTCCACTAAACCAATCAGCAAAGAGTTTATCACATGTGGCCTTGCTTGGTTCATTACCTGTTCCAAAAATATCTGAAAGACATAAACACATTAAATTATCAATCTGTATTTCATCAAATCCAGAACCCCTATCATCCCTAACAACAGGTAAATGCCCAGTAGTTGTTGCTGTTATTAACATAGATAATCTCTCAAAATTTCCAGAACCAGAATGTGCTATAAATGATGAACTAGTAAAACCTAATTGAACTAAATTAGATGAAGCCTTAACATTAACCATTGCATAATATTTTTTACCTATAACAGTTGATGATAACGCAACTCTAGCAAAACCATATTGGCCAGAAGCAATAAACGTACCAATTCCAGATGCTTCTGTTAAACTTCCTAAATAAGTTACCCACCCAGTAGTCCCTTGAGCAAAGTTTCCATTAGCAAGTAAATTAGTCGCTACAGCACTCCCTACTGACTTCACTCCACCTGTTTTACCATCAGTACCTACGCTCATAGGATACTTTAACGCAAGTTGGTCAGCCGTCATATTAGTGAAATCTGATTCAATCTCTGAGCCAGTAGGGAGTTCGTATAGGCGAATGTCTTTGAAGTCGATGTAAGTACCATCAGTACTTGAACTTCCAGTTACACACCTTAAAGTATTATTTGCTATTGGATTAGCAGTAGTAAAAGTTGCCTTATTGTTTCCTAATGCTTGTGGAATCAAAGTAGCTACACCAATAATACTAGTAGATGAAATGTAAAATTTATCAGCCAATAAATCTGTAGCTAGCACATTATAAAGCACTCCATATTTTTGATTTGATTTACAAACTACAGACAGTTCAGCATATTCATTATTTCCTTCTGCTACTAAATGTATCCCAGTACTGCCCTTAGTACTCCCTGTACCCGCTACAGTCCACTCAGCATAAGTAGCAGGAGTATAATCTAACTCATTTTTAAGTGTTCTACCAAGTACAGTTGCTTTCAACTCCCCTGGCACAATTACAGATGGATTATACTTTGCCATGAGTGCATCTGCGGAAAGTGCTGTAAAATCTGCTTCTATTTCGGAGTTAAGAGGGAGTTCGAAAAGGCGAATATCTTTGAGGTCAATGTATTGTCCATCTGCATTTTCAGCAGGTAAATAAAACTCCAGTTTATTTGTTGTTATTGTAGCTTGTGTAGTAAAAGAAATCTTATTGTTTCCAATTAATTTAGGTACATTAAATGCGGTACCAGTATATTGACTGTTAAGTTTCAAAAAATTAACCAACGTAGAAACCAATACATTATATAATAAACCATACTTGGTATTACCCTTAACCTGTGTAGTTAACGCTGCCGATTCAGTTCCTCCAGATGCCACTAGATGTATCCCTGCTACGCTCTTTATTGAGCCAACTCCATAAACTGTCCATTCCCTATAATCCGCACTGTATACTAACTCATTCTTAAAATGCGGCACACCTACTACATTAGGATTAGCTTTAATATTATACGTATCAGTAAATGATTTACCTTGCACAGCACCTTGCAAAAAAGATTTAAATGAACTTTTCAACGGATTAACAATTGCTGGTATAGTCATTCACTACACCGCCTTTACTCTCACGTACGCGCTAAATCCATCTGCCGCACCAAGTCCAGTAACATTACTTACTACTAAACGCAAATCAGTATCAGCAAAAATACCTTCAATCTCCTTAACATAAGTATTAATAGTAGTACCAGTAATTGCTTGAGATTTAAGTACGGTAAACGAATCATAGAAAGAATATCTGGTATCCCCACCAAAAGTTAAACACTTACCAAAAATCTTTACTGTTAAATCTGTAACAGTAGAAGGATTATATACTACTATTTGATAACGTTGAGAAAAGGTTGCTGGTTTCACTATATCTACATTTACCTGCGTATTAATAAGTGCAGAATTTGCAAAAGCTACAGCTTGGTCATCCCCTATTTGCGTTACAGAAAGAAGTCTTTCTGATTGAGTAACAGGAACTACAGCATCAAGTAAAGAAACACTTTGAGCATGAGTTCCATCATTTAAATCAACAACTTTCATTGGTACTTGACTCATATACACAATTTTATCTGCCATGTTTGTACCTCCCTTTACTTATAAAAAATAGGGTAGGAGTTATACCCCCACCCCTAATTAAAAATAATCAACTAAGCAGTAGCAATGTAATATAAATAAACTGTCATAGCTCCACCAGCATTAGTTACAATACTGGTAAAATCACTACCACCAGTAACCGTTACTCTAGGAGTTGATGCTGTTGCATTAAAACAAGTATCCATAGGTGCACCAGTTCCAATAGTACCAGTTGTAAATACAGAACCACTAGTAGAAGCAGAAAATTTACCTAAAGTACCAGCTACACCAACTTGCATCACCGCAGTAGTATCACCAGCAAAAGCACCAGTAACAACTGCTTTCCAACCAAGTACTATTGCACCAGCAGGAAGAGAACTTGCTGTAAAATCAATATAACCAGTTGCATTTGTATTATCTGTAAAATCAGCAACAGCACAAACTTTACTAATTACTGAAACTTTAGGAACTGCTAAAGTAAGTGCACCAGTATTAGCTAAAGTAGCATCACCAGATACAGATACCGAAGCCACATCAGTACCATCACCTACTAAAATCTTTCCATCACCTTTAGCATCAATAACCCCTGTTCCAGTAGAAATACCAGCAACAATACTACCCCGAGTAACACCATCAAGAACATTAAGTTCTGCCGCTGTAGAAGTTACAGATGTACCAGCACCAGACCCAAGTTTCAAATCAGCAACAGCAAGTACATCAATATTTTTATTAGCTCCAAGTACTACGGCTTTACTCGCTAAAGCTGTACCAGCAGTTACTCCATCAATAAAACCTAATTCAGTAGATGTAATTCCACTAATCGGTATTTCTACTCCATTAAGATAATATTTATCCGCATCAACATAATCAAAATTAGTAGTTCCCATGCAACACCCTCCTTAGACCTCAATATAGAAGATATATAAATCACCAACAAATTCAGTAAAAGCATTGGGTACGGTCACAGTAATATTAGGAGCACTTGTGGTCATAACTCCTTTTAATGCACAAGTATGTGCAACTGCACCAGTAGCAGCCACACTAGCTCCATCAATAAAGCCATCAGCATCACCACTATCAGCACTATCAGTACCAATTTCAATAGTCTTAGTAGAACCAGTAGTTTCAGCAGTAGTTACACGTAATGCCGCACCAAGTACATAATCAGTTGCACCCATTGCTACACCAAGACTTGTTTCCGAACCTGAACCACAATCAGCAGCTTCAATATGAATACGTCTAATCTTAATCGGACTAATTTCAGATACACAATCTTCATCAGCCGTAGGTAATGAATCAAAAAAACCAGTAATTCCAGGATAAGTAGTGGCGTTACCAGCAATTTTCTTATAAGCCATTTAAACCATACCTCCATATAATTAAATTAAGGAAAGGGGGTAAACCCCCTCACCAGTTAAAGACCAGTAGAACCTACAAATCCACGCCAATCAGATACACCCATACTATAACGCATGTAACCACGATATTTTGCAATAAAAGTATCGAAATCTTCTTCCCATTTAAACTCTGGTCTAACACGCCAGAAGAAGTTAAGTTCATGCCGAGCACCATCTTGAAGGAACCAAGCAGTATCAGAACCACCTGCAGCAAGACCTAAATAATCAAGTACGATAATTTCAATTCCATAACTACGTAAGTATTCATTGGTATCATTATTGGCAGTTCCAGCTAAATTAGTAGATTTAAGCAAACGAATCGCCGTATCTTGAAGTAATGGTGGAACAATAAGTCGAGTAGCTCTAAACTGAGCCAAGTTTCCTGCTTCATCAGGAGTACGTGCCATTAGAGCAAGTGCCGCTTTTAAGTTTTGCTCATTAAGTGCACCAGATGCTAAGTTATCACCAACACTAGTAGAATCAAGCAAATCATGGTCATCAGCACAGAGAGCTTTACCATCATAAATTGCAGTATCACCAGTAACTCCACCACCATTAGTTACAAATGCTTTGTTAATTAAAAAGGCCGCATCTTTTTCTACTTTAGCCCGACCAGAACGAGCCATAGCCTTCGGTAACTTTTCCATTTCCCGATACTTTTCATCATCATACATTTCCCGAGTAACCATAAAGCCTTGAGTAAATGCATCATGAATATAAGTACGAGTCAAACCAGGAGATAGAGTTTTATAATCTACAGTATCAAATTGTGAAGCACGTTTCGTCCAATCACCAAATGCACCCATTCCCCAATCAGTTTCAGTAGCTTTATCAGAGGTGTGTACATTATAAACTTGAGAAAATTGCTCAGGAAGTTCATCATAAGTTTCGAAGAAAATCTTCCTAAGTCCAGGTTCTAACAACTTACCAAAATTAAGCTCTCCTGCTCTATCTGCTTCAGAATAATTAAAAGTATTAGCGTCAGTTGGTTGTACAGGAGTAGCGAAAAGTTGTAAATCAAAATTCCACAAATCTGCCATTATTTCATATCCCTCCATTTTGCATATTCAGCAATTGGATTCTTAGCACTTTTAAACATTTTAAGTGCAACAGATTCCTCTGCTTTACTAATTTTAATTTCCCTATCAGCTATTTGTTTCTGAGAAGTTTTAGTAGAGATTAAAGTACCAGTTGCTTTTCTTTCATCTTCAATTTCTTTAATCAAATCACGTTTAATCTGTTCTTTTAAAGCATTAATATCTACTTTTTCTTCCTTCCTTTTATCAGCGTTAATAGCTTTATAAGCAACTTCTAAATCAACAATTCCACGTTCAGATGCAAATCGTACAACTTCTTTTTCATCAAAATCAGAGTACTTTCTTTCTAAACGCATAATCTCTGCGTCTAACTGCATATCATAAACTTTTTGTTCCAACTCCATAATCTTACGAACAGCAGGGTCAGCATTCTTTGGTACAGGAATTTTAGTACCTATCTCATTAAGTAATGCAGGATTACTTCTTACAACATTATAAAATTGCAATGCTTCTTCTGCTTCTTTTGATTTTTGAGATAATTCTTGAGTTTTTTTAGTATAATCCCTATGACGTAAATAACCTTTTTGTAACTCATCAATAGTAAATTCTTCTTCACCTATTTTAATTTTTTCAGGTATTTTAACTTCCTCTTTTTTTTCTTCTACTTTAATTTCCTCTTTTTTTTCTTCAAGCACGACAGGTTGTTCTACTTTAGTAGAATCCTTTTCATCAGCTTTTTGCTCGGCCTTCCAAGCACGATACTCATCAATATTCAATATAAAACCTCCTATGGAATCCTTCTCAGGGTGTTCCAAAATTAAAATTATTTATTCATAAGTTCTATTAACTCTGGATTTTTTTGAACTAAAAGTGCTAATTCATCATCAGATAAACCTTCTATACCAGATAAAATTTCATCAGGTAATCCATCATCAACATCTTCTTCTTCTGCAATATCTTCTTCAGGATTTTGATATAATTTTTCTGCATCAGTATAGCCAGTATTATATGAATCAGTTTTAATTTTCTCTTCTTTTTCCATCATTTTCTTTTCTTGTTCAATCTTATCATGCTTACCTTGTAGTTGTAAAATTTCTTGATTTACCTTCTCAAGTCCAGATACAAGTTGCTCAATAGCACTCATAGTTTGTTCATCATCTTTTTGGTCTTGTTGCATAAACTGTTGCATTTGTTGACCCATTTGTTCAATCATTTGTTGTAACTGTTGCATTTGTTGTGTAACTTGTAAATTTTGTCCTTGCATACGTTGAAGCATAGCACTTTGAATTTCTTGAGGTAAAAAATATGCAACTGCTTCTCTATCTACGAGTGGTTGACCATCAGGCATTGGAGTTTGAGCAAGTCGAATCATAAGGTCAAGCATAGCAGAACGATTATTGGGCATAGTTGAACCAGCAGTAATTTTTAAATCAAACTCATATGACAATACATCTTTTTTAAATAATTTAAAATCATAAGAACCATCAGATTTAGTAATAGCAATCCACTTATCTTCTTTCCAAAACTGACGCATACGAGAAAACCACTTACGTGCCATTTTTCCTAAGAATGTTTCAAGTCCTTGTACTTTAAGCCTAATTCTTACTTGACCAGCTTCTTGTAGTGCAAGTATTCCTTGAGCAGTATAAACACCAGTATCACTTTGACCACGTAGAGAATTAAACATACCACTGATTTCACGCATATCATTTTTAAATACATCAGGTTGTTGAACTACATAATTAGGCATACTAGGTGGGTTTTCTCTTTTTACTTCTGAACCAGGATTCTTACGAATAATTAAACCTTGACGATTAGTAATTTTACCTTGTGGAATACCAGAATTCTTATCAATAATCCAAGGACTATTAGCAGTAGTTTTAGCGTGGTCAATAATTGCATTATTCATTTCATTCATATAAACTTGTGGAGATAAAAGCTGAGCTACTTCACCTTCTCCCCAAAACTTACCAGGTAAATCATAATCTTTACAAAGCTCAAAAGGAAACTCACCATCTTCATAAACAATTGATTTATCTTCAAATACAATTCCTAACATCGGAGCAACAATAAGATGTCTTCCATTAGGATATCTTGGTTTAACTTTTCTAACTTCACCTATAACTTCTTCATCATATTCATAAGCACGTGTAAACACTTCAAGAATAAGTACTTGATTATCAACCCTAGAGTTATTACTATTGTTATAAACAAGTTCAGTATAGTTTACAGAACCACCTTTAACTAAATGTGCTTTCTCAGGATACTTTCTTTTAAGTACAGATTCATTAAAATAATCAGCATAAATAATATATTCAGCATCCTCAATACTAGTAGCAAGTGGGTCAGGAAAAACATTAAACGGAGATACTGGAATACCTTTTATCTGTTTGCTTTGAGAATCATAAGGAATATAAAATACACAAGTACCAAGTACTAAGGTATTAATTAACTCCCGAGCAACTTTAGGTCTTAAATCTTCTCTATCCCATTCATAAGAAAATGCTTCAGTTAAATCTGCACTAGAAGCACGACCATCAGGTTGTCTAGGTATTGCTTCATACTTAGGATTATTATCAAGCATAATTGGCCTAATTGTTTCTACTAAAGCAAAAATATAATTACTTACTTGATTCGAACGATAATCTGGTAAATTTGAATTCTTAAAATAATCACCATTATACGCATCAAGATAAGTATTCCACCTCTTAGTGTATGGAGCTTTTGCAACCATTGCATCTTTCCATTTAAAATTCCATTCACTAGCTAATTGTTGTTCTTCATAACGACCTTCAAGCACTACACCACCCCTTAATAACTAAATTCTTCTTTAATTTCTTTCTCAAATAGAGGGTCTATTATATCTTTTCGATATTTTTCTCTTTGGTCAATCGGCACTTCTGGAATATAAGATTCTCCTTTTCCTTCTAAAAGTAATTGTAACATAATAGCAGTTGCCATTACACAATCATCAAAACAACCAGATTGAGCTTCAGTTTTACCATCATCTACTATTATATAAGAAAACATTTCTGAAATTAAAGTTTCTGAATATATACCTAAATACATTTCACGTACAAATTCAGCTAATTTATCAATCATAAAAGGTTTAGTACGAACATTAGTATTCCAACCAATTTTTTGAGTCATAACTTCTGCCATACGGTCATAAGTTTTAGTAAAAAATAAATTCCAATATTCAAGTCTTTTAAGTACTGATAAAGTAGTAAGACCATGATTATTATTTTCTACACCAACATAAGCACCATTATAATATTTACCTAATTTATCAAGTTCAACTCCAAAAAGGTCAGGGTCAATATGACCATGCCACTGAGCAACAATATCAAAAGTATCACTATCGCCAACCATTGCACAAGAGTAATCACCATGCACTAACCCCTCAGCAACATCAGCGCCAATACAATAATATTTATCTACTTCTGGTTGTTTCCAAATAGAGATATAGCCATTGTCATCATCTACAAAAGAAACTTTATTATCTCGTTCAAAAAGATAACCACGTTTTGGTTTTTGAATATAAGATTGATATTTTTTTAAAGCGTTAATTAAAAACTTAGGTCTACCAGAAGAAATAAAAGCTTCATCAGCAGTTGATGGATACTCTTGCATAAAAAGAAATTCATCACCTTGACACTTATTAGCAATAGTCCATCTACGCCAATTTAATTGCTCATAAGTAAGGTCATTTTTAACCATTAAATCATACTCATAAGTACGTATAGGGTTACCTTTACTATCTTTTCCAATAGTATTTACTTCATCAATAAATTGAGTTTTTTCCACATCAGAAGAAAAGGGTTTTATATAGGTAGGGTCTATAAACCAAGGTAGAAAAACAGGTATAAATTCATTTTCACCCCTAGTAGCCTTTTGCCACATACCATGAAACCAATCTCCTACCCCATTTGCTGTACTTTCAAGTACTACAAGTGTATTCATTTCATCTGGAACACATTGTAAAAGTCCTAACATAGTTAGTCTCGCATCAGGAAAAAAAGCTACTTCTGATGCATGTAAGTTATGAACAGTACTACTGCGACCAACAGCGTCATTTTTAGTTGCACCTGCTGTAGATACAGTAATTTTACTGCGGAGTCCTGGATTCTTGTTTTTCTCGGCGATTTCATTACTTGGATTTTCAAATACCAATGCCTTTTCATTGGAATATTTAATCATTGGCCGTATTACTTCAGGTATTTCATCCAAGTACAGCTTACTCATAGCAAATAAGTTCTGAGTTGCTTTATCTTCATGAGCAATAATCATAGAGTTCTTGAAAGAATTAGTACTCGTATCATGAAAAATAAGCCCTTCAAACAGAGTAGATAACCCCATTTGCCGAGCTTTTAGAACAATGAAACGTTTTAATTTGTTTTTTTCTTCACATTCCCTTATTTTATCAAGCACTATTTTTTGTGCTTTATTAAGTTTAAACGGGATTAACTGTGATTTTTTATCTCTAATCTTCAAGAAACTCTCTATATACCAAGTTTTATCATTTTTAAGCTTGTAATAGAAAAGTTCCTCTTTATTCAGTTAAATTTCCTCCATTTCAAGTAAAATATCATAAAAATCCATAGCACTTTCTAATTCATCAAGTGAAATACCAATCTCACTACTAAAATCACCATCATTTTCAAACCAAAAATATTCCCCATCAAACTTAATTACAAAATCCATTTCTAAATCTTGAAAAGTTAATACTCCATTATCTTTATTAATAACGCTAAATGCCATTTATTCTACCTCCATTACAAAATCCAAAACAAAAACAAATTAGACAATTCATACATTCCCATTTTTCTATTTCATCACAACAATCACACCATATAGATTCATCTAAAATTTTTACTCTACCTCCTCGATATTAACTTCAACTAAAAGTTTAAAATCATCAACATCTAAATTATATTCGTTTGCAAAAAAATCATAAAGTTCTTCTTTTAAATACTTTTCAAGTTCTTTAATATTAATATTTTCTTCTATTTTAGAAGAATCTATATAACTAAAACAATGAACTTTACTTTCTATTTTAAATATATTACTCTACCTCCACATCAACATCTAAAGTATAAGTAACACCTTCCACTTCTTCACTCTCACCAATAAGTCCATCTTTAATTACTTCAAGAACTTGACTTTTAACCATACTTTTATATTCTTCAATAGCTAACCTACTTTTTTCTATTGTAGTATTGAAAAGAACATCATTAATAATTAAACATAAATCTATGTTAATTTTAACCTTCATTATTCTATCTCCTCATATGTAATATCAATGGTATTATCAATAAGTTCTGCTAACTTTTGTTCAATAGTAGTGACAGTTTTATCAATTTTTACTTCTTGTTTTGGCTTATGCCCACCCCTATCAAGTACATCTTTTACTGCTTGCATAGCTACAGTATCGACAGGTGAATCAATAAGTTCATTAAGTTTATTAATTGCTTTTAGAGTAAGACCACTGATTTGCGTTGTGACAATGTTCCGATTAAGTTCTTGCAAATCAGAAATAAGTTCTTGTACATCGTCTCTTTTTAACCACCGACTAATTGTATTAGAGTTTACATCAAGTAAAGCGGCAATCTCAGCAAGTTTATACTGCCCAGTTAAGTACAGATTTACAAAACGTAACATCTTCGGATTAGCTTGTACAAGTGCCATTTCTTTACTATTCAGTGTCGTCAATTCGTTCTCGTTTGTAATAAGACTCACCCTTTTTATAAGTATTGTATTTACCACTTAGAAAATCTTCAGTGACAATGTCCATATCTCTTAAATCAACTATATCATACATAGCTTCAAGTTCTTCCGAGTTTATACACCCTTTAGCATAAAGTAAATCGGCGATAAACTTAATCATAAACTTATCAGGTTTATAACCACAATTATAAAAACCACACATTGATAATATATCTATTTTGCATACTCCTCTCCACTAAAGTATTGAGCCATATCATAAGAAGAATGAGGTAAATTCTTTACTAAAGGGTGTAACTCCTTTGCTTCACCTGATGAAGCACGTGATACAGTTTGTTGCATTGCAAGTTCATCCTTGATTTTAGAAATACGCTCATCAAAAAGCTTCTCTCTAAGTATTGACTCTTCATTATAAATATTTACTTGTTGATAAAGTTCTTCAGGTGTTAAAGAAAATTGTTTAGTAAGTGTGGAAATTCTTTTAAATACAATACCTAAAATAATTAAAACTAGAATATTCAGAAAACAATTTACAATAAAATAACTCACTTATACTCCTCTCTATATTCTCTTTTAACTAATAAAAAAAGTACCTCAGTCTGTAAGGAAAATAAAGTTAAATACACCTTATTAACCACATCAGAGGTACTTATATTTATACATACTTTGCCTTAAACCCCTATACTCGGACTTCTGTACTTGACTCTTTACTTGCTATTTACTTGTCTCTATATTTGGGTCTCTACTAAGAAAGGTTAAATTTTATAGGACGAAGTCCTTAAGTCAATTATAAAAGTTTAGTAAAGTTTTGTCAAGTATTATTTTTAGTACATTAAGAAATAGTTATATTCTGAATTGTTTATACAACTTATATGTATACTCTTATGTATACTTATTCTAAGTGCCTTCAGTAGTACCTTCTACAGTACCTTTTACAGTACCTTCTACAGTACCTTTTACAGTACCTTCTACAGTACCTTTTACAGTGCCTTCTACAGTACCTTATATATGGTGTATTGAGTTCAGTACTGAATGGTGTATTGATTCTAAGTGCCGAGGAATACATACCTTTTTGTTGATTTGAGAAGGTGTAGCGAAGCGGAACCTTCAAGTATTTATTTCAGTACTTTGTAAGATAACCGCTTGTGAAATGTTTCTCAACTAAGGAAAAAATTTTATATAATATATTTTTTTTTATTTGTGTCGAACTTGTGTCGAAGGTGTGACGTACACCTTGACGTCACCCTTCAGAACACCATTCGGTACACCATTCAATACACCATTCAGTTGGTCATTCAGTACACTTCTCAGTTAGTATATACACCCTTCAGTTAGTTGTTTAGCACACCCTTCAATTAGTCTATACACATTCTCTATACACCCATCAATTGGTTATGTGGGAAGAAGTATCATGGGCAACGGAGAGAACGAGAGGAAACGGGACTCCCAGTTTTGACCCCTCGGGGGTGTATTGTCCTAACTCCTGTCTGATGTGTAAAGAGCACCTACTGTACACACACAGAACCTACTCGATGCCATGCCTATTTATGCCTTTGTGCTCAGTACTAATCAATACTGTAATGTAGAAAGTGTACTGTACTCAACAGTTAGCGTAGAGCAGGTGTGTAGAAGGTGTACTGTACTAAATACTGTACTGAATGTAGAAGGTGTTGTGTACTCGAGGCAGGGTGTTGTGACAGGGTGTTGTGGGGTGGGGGGTATTGGAAAAAGCAACCAATTCCCACCAACAGAACAAGTACCAACTCATACCGAACAAGTACCAAGCACCTAACGCAGACGCATCAACACCTTCTTCCACATCAGACACTCAAGTATAAATGCCTTCAGCAGGTGTTTTGTAAGTACTTTAAGTGTTCTTTGTACTTTCTCTTTAAGTTATATTATATACTTAAAAGCTTCGCTTTGCTTACGCTAAAATATAACTTATTCTTTACTTCAAATCAAAAGAAAAGATATTATTCTTGATGTGGAGCAAGTACCCTCAGTACTTTCCTTGGCACTTATATTCAGTACTGAATTAGAATATAAAGCAAATACCCTCAGTACTCCCTTCAACACTTATCTTAAATACTGAAAGAGTAGCATACCTAACGAGAAAATAAATCAATAACACACCAACTCCGACTAGTCAAGGGGATAAAAATTTTTTTCAGTAGGGAGTGTTTATAGGGAGAACTGAAAAAATTTTTTATCTAGGGAGTGTTTTTGGGGTCGCCCTTGACAAGTCTGCGTATTGGCGTGTTTGACCTTCGGTAAGAAAGCCTTGCGGCTATTAGGTTTTTTATCTATTAGTTAAGCAAGAGCAAAAAGAATTAAGAGGGGGATTTATTTATGTTTTTTGAAGAAGAGCTTAGTTGTGATGGGAGTTGTAGCAAGTGTAAAGACACGTCCTGTATCAACCACAAAGACTTTGATGGTGAAATGCTCGAAGATGAATATTGTGACCACTGTTGTATTGGATGCTCATTATATCTTAAGTGTCAAGGTGAACCATTTGATATGGATAGTGAAGATATCATTATTTAACTCGTTGTTCCTAAATATGTAATTGGGAGTAACTATGAGGGGATTTCTCCCCTCAAACTCCCCTAGTATTAATTTTTAAGGAGGATTTATTATTGTTAGAAAGGAGAGTAACATGCTTAACATTGATTTAGCCGCTTTCTGGTTTTGTTTGTTCTTCGCAGTACTTACTGTTTTAACCCTCAGTATCAAGTTCGCAACGTTTATGATTATGGCAACATTATAAGAAAGGAGTACAACATGCATGGTTGTCAAGATTTAAATATTCTTTTTAACTGGTGTTTTATTATTATCATATATACCATTTACAAAATAATTAAATTTATAAAAGGAGATGAATAATTATGTTTATGTCAAATACAGCTTGTTTTACTGGTCATCGTCCCAATAAACTTGGAGGATACAATGAAAATAATCCAATAGCAATCAATATTAAAGAAAAATTAAAAATAGCCATTATTTATGCCATAGAAAAACAAAATATAATTAACTTTATTAGTGGAATGGCAATGGGTGTTGATATGTGGGCTGTTGAAATTCTTATTGACATAAAAAAATCATATCCCCATATTAAAATAGTTGGAGCAATCCCATTCTTAGGTCAAGAAACAAAATGGTATAAAGAAACTCAAATCAAATACAACAATTTACTTAAACAACTCGATAAAATAGAATATGTAAGCTCTCCAGGTTATTCTGCTTATAAAATGCAAATACGCAATGAATGGATGGTTAATCATTCAAAAATTGTTATCGCTGTTTGGGATGGTACTCCAGGAGGAACTGCAAATTGTGTAAAATATGCTCGCTCAAAAAATAAAAAAATAATTCATTTATTAAAAGGAGGTGAATAACATGCCAACACGTGTAGTTCATTGTAAAAAAGAACCGTTTGATGTGTACATAGGGAGACCCTCTAAATGGGGGAATCCCTTTCCTCTCTCTCTTGGAAGAAAAGAATGTATTGCTCAATATGAAAAATGGATTCTAACTCAGCCAAAATTACTTATGGATTTACATGAGTTAAAAGGAAAACGCCTTGGTTGTTTCTGTGCTCCATTCGCTTGTCATGGTGATGTGTTAGTAAGATTAGTTAATTTAATTGTAAAATAATAAACTTTTTCCCCTCTGAGCAAGGGGCGAAGGAAGCATAACTTCGCTTTCTTCATATAAATACTGCTCAATTTTTTTACCCAAAAATAAAACAAACGGAGGTATTCAAAATGAACAGTGTAAATTTAGTAGGACGTATGGTAGCAGACCCAATTCTCTCTAAAGTACAAGGTTTCAATGGAGAAACCACAGTGGCTAAGTTTCGTATTGCCGTTGACAGAGTAAGACAAAATCCTCAAGCAGAACAAAAACAAACTGATTTCCTTGATATTATTTGTTGGGGAGGACTTGCTGAGAACATCGGCAAATTCATGACTAAAGGCAGACTTGTTTCTGTAAGTGGTTCAATTCATGTACGCAGTTATGATGACTCTTCTACTCCCCCTGTACGCCGTAAAGCTTGGGAGATTAGAGCAAATCAAGTACGATTCCTTGACCGAGCACCACAAGAAGCAACTACAATAGATGACATGGAAGATATGTCTTTTACTAGTTAACATTCTACACCCTTAGAATATAAAATAAGGAGGAATAATCATGGCTGAAACCAATAGTTTTCTAGTTATGAAGGCTCTTGCTCAACTTGCAAAGAATAAAGGTGGCAAGAGGAAAATGTCCTCTAACATTGAAATTAAGAACCTATTAAATGAGAAAGGACGCTTAATCTCTAGTAATGATATTGATTCTGCACTTGATGTATTGATTCAAGTACGATATTGCCGCTACCGTATCAATACGTACAAACAAAAAGAATATCAATGGTACGGATTAACGAAAATGGGTTGGAACAAACTGTACGAGTTATTAAGAAAATAATTAAAATATATGATGCGCTCCACGCCTAACAGCCTGGGGCGTTATCATTTTTTTATACGTAAAAACATATTAAAAAAAACGTTATAAAAAATAAAATTAAAACACAATAATAAAGGGGGATTATTAAAAATATGGCAGTCGCAACATTTAATCATAGTGAAGCAAGAATTAAATTCTATACTGATTTATGTTTACAACGTCACATTACTCCTAAAAACCATCTTCTTATGTCTCCAAAAGAACTCGGTGATAACATTACTACAATGCTTAAATTTCAACCTGCAACTGATGCTCAACTTAATGGCATTAGAAAAAGAATATTACAACTTCAAGAAATAGGTGTACATATTAATACAATTTCTGATGAAGAACTTTACACTTATTCAGGTGGTAAAGAAGGAACTGCTAGTAAAAAAATTGAATTTCTAAACTCTCTAATAAAAGATTATAGCGATAAAGCACCACTTAGTGAACAACAATTCAATACATTATCAGAAATGTACTTATGTATTGATATTGACTTTGAAAGTATGGGTTTATCTCGTAAGGTTGACTTAGAAAATGGGTTATGGCGGCGTTGTACTAGAGAAGAATTCGATGAACAAATTAAAGAAAAATTTAATCATAAAAATGCTTCCATGTTTATAGATAAATATAAAGTTACCTTTTATAAATGGAAAAAAGAACGAATAACTAAAGAACAAAAAGAATTTATACGCAAATTAGAAGGTAGACTAATTGAAACTAAAAAACCTAAAGTAATAGAATACGCTCTTGATTTAAGCGGCAACATTATAGAATTACCACAAACTGCTAAATCTCATGAAGAAGATACAAGTAATCCTCAAGGATACAATTCTATTGATGAAGACTTACTTGATTTATTTTCTCAAAAAACTGCAAATCAACATATTAATGATTTACAATTAAGAATTAAAATAAAAGAAAAAAATGAAATTCCTCAAGATGAAACTCTTGAAGAACTCAGAAAACCTAAAACCGCTGAGGATATTAAAAAAACAGAATACGCTGAACTTTCCGATATTATGTTTAAATTAGAAGCAGTAGTAGGTTATGCAGATGAAGATTTGCATCAATCTATTGTTTCCTTACTTACAGAAGATGTAGAAACTGATGATTACACAAGACCTCGTAAAGATAAAATTAGAAACTTCATGCTTGATGCGTTAAATAACGATGCCATTGATTTTGGAGGACTTGTAACGCTTTGTAATGAAAATCCAATAGCGTTAAACATTCTCCTTTATCAATATTAATATCCCCCTAATTTTGCTCTACTTAATAACTTTAAGTAGGGCATTTTTTTTGTGAATCTAGGTCTTCCCAAACATGTACATTTGTATTAAAATATATGTATGGAAGAACTTACATACGAAAAAAACGAAGTACTCTTCACTTTACTTCATAAATTCGCTGCCAAGGTCACTATAAATTACCAATATCTTTAAAATTAAAAAGATGACTTAAAAAGAAACCAGCTAAAAAATAAAAAAAACAATACGTTATAAAAAATAAAAATTCTAAATCAATGAGGTGAATAATATGTTAAAAAAAGGAGATTACGTTAAACTTAAAGATAATTTAATAATAGGTAATAAATACGGCGATATAACATTGTTAGATACTATGTTTGCACTTGCACAAGGTATTAATATTATTAAAAATATAACTGATTATAAAGTTAAAAATGTTGTTCAATTAAAAAAAAATTGTTATGTATACTCTATTGAAATGTTTGAAAAAATTGATAAAAAAACATACTTATTTGATTTATTAATACATAAAAAAATTACAGAAAAAGAATATCAAAAACAATTAAAATAAATTAAAGGAAAATAAAAATATGGTTGAATTTATTGAATTTAAAAGAGAAATGAAATTAATGGTTCGTCCTGATTTAGAAGAAAAAGATTATTATAATTATTATAAAACTAAACGAATGAATGTAGTAAGAAGGTAAATAATATGATTGAATTTAAAGAAGGAGATTACGTTAAACTTAAAGATAACTTAGTAATAGATAATAAATACGGCGATATAACATTATTAGCAAGTATGTTTGCACTTGCGCAAGGTATTAATATTATTGAAAGTATAACTAAACCTGATTATGAAAGTAATAATGTTATTTACTTAGAAAAAAATTGTTTTGGATATTCTATTGAAATGTTTGAAAAAATTGATAAAAAAACATACTTATTTGATTTATTAATACGTAAACAAATTACAGAAAAAGAATATCAAAAACAATTAAAAACAATTAAAATAAATTAAAGGAGAATAATAATATGTTTAAATTTAAAGAAGGAGATTTAGTATTAGTACGTCCTGATTTAGAAGAAAAAAAATACCTAAACTTTGAAGGAAACAAACACAACAGTGTAGTAAAAAAAATGATACCTGTTGCTGGTTTAATATTTGAAATAGAACATGTATGTCTAAATGGAATTAGACATTATTTAAAAAAATTTCCAATATTTTCTTGGTCAGACAGAATGTTAATACCAATGAATAAAGAAACGTTATTCGGTATGTTATTAAACAAACAGATTACAGAAAAAGAATATGAAAAAAATTTAAAACATATTAATAATGCATTAAAGGAGTAAAAAAAATGAATGATATAATTAAAATATTCACAGATAAAGATGAAATAGAAATTAAAAAAACACTTAAACAACTCATATTAGAAAAATTCGAAACTGAATTAGATGATATATATTTAATAGATGAAGATTCAATCAAAGATGAAATTACTGAAATATTACAAGAAATAGTCAAAGAAGAAATAGAAAAAATAAGATATCAAATCTCTAAAAAAGTAAAAGAATGTTTTTCTAACATTAAATTATAAAATACGTTATAAATTTTGAACTTAATAAAAAAGTTCAAAACACATAAATAAGGAGGATAAGGAAGAGTAGGGGAGTTTCAAGGTTAAAACTTAAACAAAAAATTTATTAAAAGAAAGAGGTAATAAAAATTATGGAAAAGACTATTCGTGTAGGAGTTATGCCTGGGAGAATTCAAGAAGTAGTTGTAGAAGTTGGAACACCTGTTTCTGAAGTATTAGCAATTGCTGAACTTGATGCAACTGGTTATGATGTAAAAGTTGACGGTGTTAAGATTACCAACCTGAATCAAGGAGTAACTGAAAGCACTAATTTGGTATTGTTGGCCAAACAGGTTAAAGGAAACATGTAGTTTCTTTTAACTTACCATAGACCACTCCTCCTTATACAAATACTCCTTAACAAGAGTATAAACTGTTCTATACGATTTACTCCTGAGTATGAGTATAAACTACTCTATACGACTTATAAGTAAGCACAAGTACTGGTATGCTCTGCTTGTGTCTTACTTTAAGAATATATAGTATATTCTATATATCTTTAAAGTAGGACATAAAACCTACAAATAAATAAATTAAAACAAAAAAAATGGAGGGAAAAATTTTGATTAGAAATATCATAATCAATAGTCACAAAGTATTTCTTGGAGGAAGTAAAGAAATACATGAAACACTTAAACCAAAACTAAGTAAAATAATTAAAAACACCTTGGTTGATGCTAACCTAAATGATGTTTTTGTTTACAACATGGAGCACGATAAACATAATCATGACGTTGGTAGTGATAAAGAATTATACATTTTCATTAATGCAGCTTTAAAAAGTTCTGGAGAAGAAACTGTTGATATGTTTGTTGATGAAGAAACTTTATTCCTCCCACCTCGTTGTAATGAAGAAGATATTCAAATCATATATAATGGCTTTATTGTTGCTGAATATAACATTACAAAAAATCAATTAAACATTCTTTTTAACCTATTTCCTAATAATGAAAAAATTGATGAAAGACTTGCAATTTTTGAATTTATAATTAAAGAAATAAACAACCACTTTGTAAATATACAAAATGAAAAATCTTGGTTTAAAACTAATAATAAAGCAAAGTTATTAAATGAAGTTGAAAAAAATGTTAAACAATTTAAATCAACACAAGTTAACGATATCAAAGTAAGACTTGAAAATGCTGAAAATGAAATAGAAGATTTTAAAGCTAAACTAAAAAGAGCAATTGATAAAGTTAATAGTTGTATGAAAATGTTAAATTCTTCTGATGAAGAAATAGCAAAACAAATAACTAAGTTTATTAATGACCTTGATATACTTGTAAACTTTAGTAAGATTACCGACTTACAAATTGAAGATAGTAAGGTAATTATTTATACTGTACCATTAACCTGTTATGCAAGTAATAGTAAAAAATACAATGTAGGTTCTTTCAAAATCGAAATTGACTTAAGTAATGCTAAAATTCGTTTCTTTGGTGATACTCCAAAAGAAAGTTATTGGTCTGCAAATGACCCTCATCCACATATTGATGGACGTAATGGTAAAGCTTGTTTAGGCAATATTGAATCAACTGTTGCAGAATTTTGTAGTTCATTAGAAATATATCCACTTTGCTTACTTCTAATTGACTACTTAGAAAGTGCTAACGTAGAAGACAGTGCAGGACGCAATGTAACACGTTGGGAAGAGGTAAAATAATATGTTTAAAGAAAGATTAAACCCAACTACTACTGTAGCAGTAGTACAAACATTAAAACCAGAAATAATGATTCATAAACAAGCAATCGCAAAAATGATGGCTTATGTTAAAAATTGCACTGATGAAATTGGTTGGCTTGGTACAGCAATTAAAAAGAAAGGAATATACATTATTAAAGATGTATATCTTTTTGACCAAGAAGTACACTCTACAACTACTGAAATCACTTCAGAAGGACTTGGATTGTTTGGTGAACAATTATTAACTCAACCAAATGGTATGGAAATCTGGAATGAATTAAAGGTATGGGGTCATTCTCATGTAAATATGAGTGTACAACCATCTGGACAAGATAACAAACAAATGGAAACTTTCGCAACTGGTGGTCATGACTGGTTTATACGTATCATTGCTAATAAAGATAAAGAACTTAAAGTTGATGTATATGATTTTAATAATGGTATTATCTTTATTGATTGTCACTGGGAAACACTATTAAACACTGAAGAATACACAATTCAAAAACAAATCAAAGAACTTCAAAAGAAACTTAGTGAATATAGCACTTCTTATTTTGAAGAAATTGAAAATACAATTAAACCTGAAATTCTTCAAAAAGTAAAAAAAAAGATATTCTATACCCCGAATTATACGAATACGAACTATGGCAATCGTTTGGGTTATAGAGATTATAATGAATATGGTTCAGTTAAAAATTTTAACGAAAAAAAAATAAACGAGGAAAAAGGAAGTGATGTTCCAAGTGCATTTAGCTTACTTGATATGTTAAATGTAAGTGATTTATTTGATATTGGTGAAACTTGTAACAGAATAAATGATGTAGAAGTTTGGTTGTTTGAAAACGGACTTATTACTAAAGATAAACTTTACAAATTACCAGTTAAAGATTTATTAGAAATCCTTGATAATGCCAAATCAACATATATAAAAACAAAAATGGATAAATAAGGAGTAATAAAATGTTAGACACATCAAGACACAAAGAACTCTTTAATCCTGAAAATTTTAAATTACCAATAACAATAATTGGTGCTGGTGCTACTGGTTCTTGGCTTACCTTAATGCTTGCTAAGTTAGGCATAACCGATATTACAGTATGGGATTTTGACATAGTTGAAGAACACAATATTGCTAATCAAGCATATCGTACAACTAATTTTAGTTCTAATGAAGAAACAGATATTAAAAGAGACAAGGTTAAAGCATTGGGTGAAATAGTTTATGAAACAATTGGAGATTTTATCATTAAAGAAATTCCTAAAAAATTCACCAACCAACGTTTACATGGTATTGTTTTCCTTATGGTTGACAGTATGGCAGAACGTAAACGTATTTGGGAAAACAGCATTAAGTTAAAACCTGCTGTACAACTCCTTATTGAACCACGCATGGGACTTGATTTAGGACGCATATATAATGTTAATCCATGCGACCCAAAGCACATCAAAGAGTATGAAAACACTTATTATACCGATGATGAAACTGAACTTTCAGCATGTGGTAATAGTAAAACAGTCATTACTACTGCTACAACCATTGCTGCTTGGTGTGCAAGGCAACTTATCAACTTCCACGCTAAAGAAGAATTAGATAATGAAATTCTTATTGATGTGAAATATAACAATATTATTTCAGGTAAATGGTAAAAAATATACTATATACTCTTGCATTCTTATTCAGTAGTGATATAATTAGTTTATGAAAAATATTATACGTAAATCAAAACTAATTCTCACTATTGAAAGAATGTATGGAGATTTCCCTATTGAAGAAATACTACGTAGAAAATACGTAGATGAAGGGAAATCAGCTTTAGCTGTTGCTGATGAACTTGGTGTATCATACGCCACAATAATCAAATGGTTAAAGAACGCTGGTATTTATGGTAGAAGATTAAAATTTTAGGATAGGTGGGTGAGTGGTTGAAACCAACGGACTGTAAATCCGTTCCCTAAAAAGCACGAAGGTTCAAATCCTTCCCTATCCACCACAGGAGTATAGCCAAGCGGTAAGGCAGTAGATTGTTAATCTATGTAGCGCAGGTTCGAATCCTGCTACTCCTGCCAT